GATGAAGGTTGAGGCGAAGATACTTGATCAGTTGATCAAGGAAGAAATAGAAAAACTCTTAAACGAATATGTTGTTCCAGTTGGATATTCTCTATCTGACTGGAAAGCGTATCGCAAGAAACATAAAACAACAAACGCCGATTACCACAAAGAACACCCAGATAGAAGATGGAAGGTTGTTCACGGACACAAAGCAGGCGAGATAGGCAAGTCTCTTCCGGGAATGTCTGATATGTCTTACGAAGAAGCAACAAGAGCACACGCCGCGATTGCTATGAGGGGATAACTTGACCTTTTACTCGCAACCGGTTATGCTCACTCCCTAAACCGGAGGATCAGTGAGCATCAAAATTGCCCACATTGCGGACACCCATATTCGCAATTTTAATTACCACAAAGAATATCGCCAAATCTTTGATAATCTCTACGAAACATTAAAGAAAGAAAAAGTAGATTACATTGTACATTGTGGCGACATTGCCCACACCAAAACCCAACTATCGCCAGAGTTCTTTGACCTTGCTGGCGATTTTCTGTGTAATCTTGCCAACATTGCTCCAACATATGTAATCTTGGGTAATCACGACGGCAATTTAAAAAACTCAAATCGTCAAGACGCAATCACGCCAATTGCTCAAACTTTGACTCACCCAGAACTTAAAATCTTAAAAAACTCTGGTGAATACAAAGTTAATGATAAATTGGTATTTAATGTTCTTTCTATCTTTGACGAAGATAATTGGGTCAAACCAACCAATCCGGATCTAATTAATATCGCTTTGTATCACGGAGCAATCGCCGGATCGCAAACTGATCTTGGTTGGACTATGAAAGAAGGAGACCATGATGTTGATATTTTTGGTGATCACGACTATGCTTTTCTTGGCGATATTCACAAAACCAACCAAGTTTTAGATTCAGAAGGTAGAGTAAGATACCCAGGATCTACCGTACAACAGAACTTTGGCGAAACAAACGACAAAGGTTTTTTGCTTTGGGAAATTGAAGACAAAGATAACTTTAATTGTCGTCTTGTTTCTTTGCCAAATCCTAAACCATTCTTAACAATTGAACTGGAACAAGGCGAACTACCAACAAACTTACAAGTTCCAGACAATTCAAGAGTAAGAATTGTAAGCGATATTACTATTCAAAAAGACAAGATTGTAAGGTTGCTTGATTTTATCAATAAGCAATTCAAACCAGAAAGCGTTGTGTTCTCAGGTAAAACCAAAGCAGAAATGTCTGCTGATGTAGAGAACCACAATAAAATTGATTTGCGGGATAATGCTGTACAAGAAGGTTTGATTCGCGAATTCTTGGCAAATCAAAACTTGGAAGAAGATACATTACAAAAAGTATTTGATCTTAATAGAGAATTTGGTACAATTGTTCAAGAATCAGAAGACATTTCAAGAGGTATTAACTGGAAGGTTAAACACTTTGAATGGTCAAATCTTTTTAACTACGGTGAAGACAATACCATAGATTTTAATAATCTTTCTGGTTTGGTTGGGATTTTCGGTAAGAATTACTCAGGCAAGTCCAGTATTGTTGATTCAATGATTTACACTATCTTTGGTTCTTCTTCAAAGAACGAGAAAAAGATTGTAGATATTATCAATCAAAAGAAAACAGATGCTTATGGAAAGATTGATATTGAAGTTGGTGATTCAACTTACACTATCCAAAGAAAACTAACCAAAATTGGTAAGAAGAAAAACGAAGCAAAATCAGAATTGGATTTCTACAAAACAACTATTGACGGAGAAGTTGAAAGTCTAAATGGTATTTCCAGGGTTGATACAGATAATAACATTCGTAAAATCTTTGGTTCTATTGACGACTTTATGAGTACAAGTATGTCTAGTCAATTGGATAGTTTGTCTTTTATCCGAGAAGGCAGTACCAAAAGAAAAGAGATTCTTGCCAAGTTTCTTGATCTTGAAATGTTTGATAAGAAAAACAAACTAGCAAAAGAAGCATCTACCGATCTTCGTGGCGCAATCAAAAAGTTAGACATAAAAGATTTCGATTCAGAACAAGCGACCGCTCAAACTGAATTGGAAAATTACAACCTTCAAACAACCAAAACAGAAGAAAAAGTTAAAACCCTAACAGAAGAAATTAATTCTTTGTCCGAGGAGATAGAACAATTAACTTCTATTATTAACGCAAGACCAACTGATATTGTTAATGGCGTTGAATTGAAAAATCAATTTGATAGATTAAAAACATCTTTATCTTCTTCAACAGAGCAAATGGTTGAGAACGATGAAACTTTAACAAAATTAAAACAACAACTTACTAAAATTGAAGGGTTTTTGTCTTCAATAGATATTGGGGACTTAAAGATAAAACAATCAAAAGCAGACGAACTTACAAGAAAAGCAGAACTACTCAGTAAAGATTTACAATTTATTGATAAGAAATCTTCTTTGCTAAATGAAGTTCCATGTGGCACCCAGTACAAAACCTGTAAGTTCATTCGCGATGCTTATGAGTCTCTTGAATCAAAGAAAGAAGTTGAACAAAAGATAAACTTATTAAAAGAAGAACTTGGGTTTATGGATAAAACAACCATTGATTCTACAATTAAGAAATACAACGACATAATGACCAAGAGATTTGAAACAATCCAAAAAATTGATCAAACTTCTATTTGGCAAGAAAGACTTATCAGAGAAGTAGAGAAAAAACAAAAAGAACTTGATACAACTGAAAAGCAACTTCAAAGTTATGAAGAGAATAAAGAAATCATTTCAAAGATTCAAGAATCAATAGCAGTAAGAGGAATTAAACAAGATAAGAAAAGATTAAAAGAATTTGAAGTTAATTCTCTTAATACTGAAATTATTAACATTGCTAAGAAGATAGGTTCAGCAGAACAAAGAATAGAAACAATTAACGAACAAAAACAAGAACTAATAAATCTTAAAAAAGATTATCTTGCTTACGAAATGTTTATGAAGTGTATGCATTCTAACGGGATTGCTTATGAAGTAATCAAAAAAACTTTGCCTTACCTAAACTCAGAAATAGCAAAGATACTTACAAACATAACTGACTTTGAAATTTTCTTTGAAGAAGAAGGCGACAAATTGGAGATTTACATTAAACATCCAGACCAAGATTCAAGACCAATTGGTATGGCGTCAGGCGCAGAGAAATCAATGGCGGGTATGGCGATTCGTTTAGGGTTGCTACAAGTATCAAATCTACCAAAAGCAGACATTATGGTTCTTGACGAACCTGCGACAGCGTTGGACGAAGAACATATCCAATCATTTACAAATATGCTTGATATGATTAAATCACAATTTAAAACAACTTTGCTTATTTCACATCTAGATAGTCTAAAAGATATTGCCGATAAGACAATTGAGATTATTAAAGAAGATAACTTTGCTTGCGTGAGGGAATAATGACCGAAAAAGATTGGAATAAGATTGCTCAACTTGAAAGAGCAATTGCGCAACGCTGGGGTGAGGAGACAATCCAAAACCCCAAAGCAACTTGGACTGACGAAAAAGAGCAAGAATACAAGAAACAAATAAAAGAACTTTGGGACAAAGAAAGAGAATTAGAAGATAAAGAAATCAAAGTAAAACAAAATGGGTTTTTTATTACGCAAAAACTACTTAATAGAGAAACCCAAGCAAATAATTGTACGGTTTGTAATAAACTGGCAAAAATAGCAAAAGACGACGTTTATATTATCAAATTTGAATGTTGTTTTGATTGTTATATTCAATGGGTAGAAGGTCGCGAAGAGCGATGGAAAACAGGTTGGAGACCAAAAACAAATGGCAACAGTACTTGAAGTAGTTCAAACAATCTCGCAAATCGTCGCTCACAGAGGCTACGATGGTGCCAAAGACGACAAAGGCGAACCCGTAAAAATCGGACTTAAAAGAGAAGAGGGCAATCCACTTCTTGATAAGAGAATTATGGACGGGTTTGGTGTCAAGTTCCACGGCGACCAACTTATCGTTACATACCATTCTGAAATCCTTTTAAGCGATATTTACAGCACCAAACTTGAAGAAGATGTAGATCAAAAGATTCAAGAAGTCGTAAATTTCTTAAAGAAAGAATACAAGGGAATTACCAAGAAAGCGCTAACTTTAACCCCAGTTGACGAAGTTAAAGTTAGAGCAGAAAACTCGTCCAAAGTTCGCTACTGGGTTACTGCCCACAAAGCGTTCAAAATGACTGCGGAGGGTGTCGATCCGGTCGTGGCAGAATCAAAAGATTCAGTTGAAGCAAAGTTTAAAGCATTCCTTGAACAAGGTGGTTTGGGAACAAGACCAAAGAACGACACAAGAAAGGAATAATGGCTTCTTTAACAAAAGAAGAATTAGCAAAAGAAGTTCTTAAATGCGGTAAAAACCCTGTTTATTTTATTAAGAACTATTGTAAAATTTCACACCCTATGAAGGGTATTATTCCATTTTCTCTTTACGAATACCAGGAAGATCTAGTAAAAGATTTCAACGATCACCGCTTTACGGTCATAGTCAAGGCCAGACAGTTAGGCATCTCAACGGTTACCGCTGCCTACATTGTCTGGCTTATGTTGTTTTACCGCGATAAGAACGTAATGGTTGTTGCGACCAAATTTGCTGTCGCTGCCAACTTGGTCAAGAAAGTAAAACAAATAATGAACAACTTGCCTGCTTGGTTAAGAATAGCAGAAATTAAGATTGACAACAGAACCTCGTTTGAATTAACAAACGGATCGCAAGTTAAAGCGTCTTCCACCTCCGGCGATGCCGGTCGTTCAGAAGCGTTGTCTTTATTGGTTGTTGACGAAGCGGCGCATGTTGAAGGGTTTGACGACCTTTGGACCGCTCTTTATCCAACACTATCCACTGGTGGTCGCTGTATCGCCCTTTCAAGTCCTAACGGTGTCGGTAATTGGTTCCACCAAACTTATATGAATGCGGAGTCAGGCAATAATGATTTCTATCCCGTTAACCTTCCTTGGGATGTCCATCCAGATCACGATCAGACTTGGTTTGAAAAAGAGACAAGAAATATGTCTCCAAGACAGATCGCCCAGGAGTTAGAGTGTTCATTTAACTCTTCGGGTGAAACTGTCATAGATCCAGAAGAAATAGCAAAAATGCTAGAAGGAGCAAAAGATCCAATATTCAAAACTGGATTTGATAGAAACTTCTGGTTATGGGAAAAGTACGATAGCAACTTTACTTATCTTCTTGTTGCTGACGTTGCGAGAGGCGACGGATCTGACTTTTCAGTATTCCAACTTATGAAAGTTGAAACACAAGAAATAATAGGTGAATACCAAGGCAAACCAACTTTGTCAGAGTTCGCAACGCTATTAGATACAACTGGTAGAGAATTTGGCAATTGTTTATTGGTTGTAGAGAATAATTCACTTGGTATTTCTGTTCTTGAAAAACTACAAGAATTAAATTATCCAAATCTTTATTATTCTGTTAAAGGAACTCACGAATTTGTTGATGCTATTGAAGGAAAAAATACAACAAATACTATTCCTGGATTTACCACATCTCAAAAAACAAGACCCTTAATTGTTGCCAAGTTGGAAGAGTTTATTAGAAATCGTCTAATTAAAGTGTATAGTACAAGACTAATTAATGAGTTTAAGACTTTTATCTGGGCCAATAACCGCGCAGAAGCAATGAGGTCTTATCATGATGATTTAATTATGTCTCTTGCTATTTCGTGTTGGGTCAAAGATACTGCTTTAACAGTAAATCAAAGAGAATTAGAATACAAAAGAAGTATGCTAGGATCAATGATGGTTTCAAGAGGTAATATCCAATCAACCATTCCAGGGATGCACGGACATAAAGTTAAAGGTTTTTCAGAAGAAACCTTGAAAAGAAAGCAAGAATATGATAACTTCATTTGGTTAATTAAAGGATAATTAATATGGCGAAAAACGACAGAAATCCAGCGAATCCAGAATCAGAATTATTTGTAAGATTAACAAGGTTATTCTCTGGTCCTTTAACCAATTACAAATCTCAAACACCTCGTCGTCTTCGCCGTCATCAATTAGATCAGTTTAATACTCGCTTCCGTTCGGCATCAGGCCAACAGTTCAAGAGATCTTCGTATTATCCTTTTACTAATATGCAAAACGCTCTTATGATTAACCACAATCGTACAGAGCGTTATGTTGATTTTGACCAAATGGAATACACGCCCGAGATTGCGTCTGCTCTTGATATTTATGCAGATGAAATGACAACCCACTCAGCGTTACAACCAATGTTGAGTATCAAATGTCCAAGTGAAGAAATAAGATCAACATTATTTTCTCTTTATCACAATGTATTAAACATTAATTCAAACTTATTTGGATGGTGTCGTACAATGTGTAAGTTTGGGGATTTCTTCCTTTATTTGGATACAGACGAGGCAAAGGGAATTGTAAATGGTATTGGTCTTCCTTCAAACGAAGTTGAAAGATTGGAAGGCGAAGACAAAACAAACCCAAATTATGTTCAGTTCCAATGGAACTCTGCTGGTATGACTTTTGAAAACTGGCAGGTCGCTCACTTCCGTATTCTAGGAAACGATAAATATTCACCATACGGAACTTCTGTTCTTGAACCAGCGCGTCGTATTTGGCGTCAGTTGAATCTTCTTGAAGACGCAATGATGGCGTATCGTATTGTTCGTGCCCCAGACCGTCGTGTCTTCTATGTTGATGTTGGTTCAATTGCTCCAACAGAAATAGAACAATATATGCAAAGAGTTATGACGCAAATGAAGCGCAACTCAATTGTAGATGAAAACACAGGTCGCGTTGATCTTCGCTACAACCCACTTTCGGTTGAAGAAGATTATTACATTCCAGTAAGAGGTACAACTTCCTCTAAAATTGAAAGTTTGCCAGGTGGTTCTTTCACAGGTCAAATTGACGACGTTAAATATCTAAGAGATAAATTGTTCTCGGCACTTAAAATTCCTGCTTCTTATCTTGCGCAAGGCGACGGACAAACAGAAGATAAAACAACACTCGCTCAGAAAGACATTCGTTTTGCCAGAACCATTCAAAGATTACAAAGAGCGGTTGTGGCCGAATTAGAGAAGATTGGTATTATTCATCTTTACACTCTTGGTTTTAGAGGAGACGATTTGTTGTCTTTCTCTTTGTCGCTTAACAATCCTTCCAAGATTGCTGAACTACAAGAATTGGAACATTGGTCTACAAAATTTGATGTTGCCGGAAAAGCAACCGAAAACTTCTTCTCCCGTCGTTGGATTGCTGAACGCCTATTCAATATGACCGAAGAAGAATTCCTACGCAATCAACGCGAAATCTTCTACGACCGCAAGTTTGATGCTCAAATTGCTGGCGTTGCTGAAAGAATGCAAGAATCAAGCGCAGCAAGTCCGTTTGGTGAAAATCCAGAATCACCACTCGGCGCTTTGGGTGGAGGTGATCTTGGTGGTGGGGAACTCGGCGGTGGCGAAGGTGAAACTCCTGAACTTGGTGGCGGGGCAGAAGCAGGCGCAGAAGCACCGGCAGAAGAACCGGGGGCATTACTCGCCGCTCCGGGTGGTGGAGCAGAAACTCCAGCAGGCGGGGAAGAAGGTGGCGCAGAAATAGAACCAGGCGCAATCACCTTGCAAGAAGACGACGATGAAGTTGAAGTTGTAAGAGTAACTTCAAAAGGTGTTGAAAAGCGTCATAGAGGTCCTTCTGGAAAAACGTACTACGAAGCAGAAAGACCAAGAAATACTGCAAATGTTAGAACCCAAAAAGAAATAGCAACAATGGTAAAACCAGAAGCAGTTTCTTACAGAACTCAAAGATCAAGAAACCCAACGAAACCACAATTTACTCAGTTGGTAAAAGGTTCTGGTCTTGAAGAAACTATTTACAATCAACAAGAAGCAGAAATTTTAAGATCACAAATAGAAGTTAAAAAACTTCTTGAATCATTGGAGAAGAAAACAAAATGAGAGTAAAACATAATAAGAAAAGAAACACCGCTTTTCTTTACGAAGTCCTTGTAAAGAATCTTACGATTGCCACAATAAAACAAGATCTACAACTTGTATCAGAAATTAAAAATCAAATACTAAATTTCTTTTCAAAGGATAAGATACTTGGCAAAGAACTTAAAACATTCAGGAACATCTCAGAAACAACAAAAGTAGATGTTTACACCGCTCAAAGGTTAATCGCAGAAAGCAAGAAAGACTTTAATAGTTTAGATAGAACAACTTCATTCAATGAACAAACCAAGTTAATTAACTGGATGAATAAAAGATTGGGACAAGAAACTTTTAATCAGTTTGTTCCAAATTACAAAACACTTGCTTCTATTGCTCAAATATTTGCAAGCGAAACAGATACAAAAACAAGAGTTTTATTGGAAAGAAACATTCTTGGTTTAATGGTTAAGACAACCCAAGAAGTTATCAAAGAAACAAAAATGGAACCATTGGATAATCTTTCATACAAAACTTACATAAATAACTTTAACGAAAAGTATGGAGATCTTCTTGAAGAACAAAAACAATTAATCAACAATTATGTTATGTCTTTTCAAGATGGTGGTTCAATGTTTAAATTATTCCTTTACAACGAACTTGATAGAATTAAAGAAAGCGTCACAAATGCAGTTGTTGATGATGGTTTGAAAGAACATTTAGATAAAACTTTAACTTTGATTGAATCATTCAAAACCAAACCACTTGACGAAGAGATCTTTGAAAAGATTTTGAAACTTCAATCCATTGTAAAGGAAATTGAATAATGGCAATAACTATCAAAATCGGTGACGCAACAAAACCAGAAAAGGTATTTGTACTAAACTTAAATGTCAAAAGAAGTCCAGCAGGAGATCTTATGATTTTTGATCACGATGATTTTGATATTATTATCCAACAAAAACCATTTACAAGAGTTCTTACAATCCCGAAAGGGAATAACTCAGAAGCGGTTTATCAATCATCAGATAGACTATTCAAGTTTCTTTTAAAAAGAGGAATGATAAAACCAGACTCAATACAAGGCGGTTCCATTTACGGATCGCTTGAAGCAATCTACAAACCTTCTGATGAAAATTACAATATGGAAAATCTGTTCTTGATTAACATTCACGATTGGATGCAAGAAGAAAGACCATACATTGAAATTGCACAAGAACTTGAAGCAATAACACAAGATTCTCTGCTTGATCCAAACCAAGAAATGTCTACCGAACTTGGCGAAGTTCCACAAGAAACAACAAAAGGAACTCTCAGACCAGGATACAACTACGGTCCTTACTGGCAAGCCTACACTTACGAGGAGTAATTATGACTTATAAACTTATTTTAGAAAGATGGTCTCGTTATTTAAACGAACAAGTAGGAAAGAAAAAGATTTATGTTCTTGTTGGCCCACCATCTGTTGGCAAATCTACTTGGATTCAAAATACGTTTTCTGAGCAAAAGCCTTACATAATCAACCGTGATGATCTTGTAGATCAAGTAGCAGAGGAATACGGATGGACTTACGATGACTTGTTTGTCGCCCCTCCCCCAGATGCAAAAGAAGGTGAGTCAGATGAAAAGTATGGTGATGTAATAAAATCGCCTTCTTTTATGACTTGGCAACCACTTTCATACGATAAGGTATTGAAAGCAAACGGTAAGGTACAATCGTTATTCACTCAAAGAGTTGCTTCTGCTGTTCCAAGCGGACAAGACATTGTTGTGGATATGACAAACATGAATGCTGGTGCAAGAAAGTCTGCTTTGAATGCCATCAAAGGATCAGAGCAAGACTACGAAAAGATTGCTGTTGTATTCAAGTTTGAAGGAGCAGAAGATCTGATCAAAGCGGTTGCTCAAAAAAGAGCAGAAGCAGCAAAAAGAGCAGGAAAATCAAAAACTATTCCTCCTGCTGCTTTTGACAGAATGTTCAAAGCATTCCAACAAGTCTCCAAAGACGAAGGATTTGATCAGATCGTATCGGTCGATAATACACAAGTGTTATCACAAATAGCAAATAGTTGATGGAGGAAAGATGCTACAACTTGCTTGGTTTATTCTCTGCTCTTATGGGCTTACTTACCTTGTTGTTTACGCTTCTATTTTTAATTGGGTAAGACCTTCAAAAGAATGGTTATGGGGTTTAGGTAAATTATTTCACTGCCCACTCTGCTTTGGTTTCCACGCAGGGTGGTTTTTATTTTTACTTTCCCCTTACACTGAACTATTTAATTTTGAACAAACAATCGCAAATTTCTTTATTTGTGGTTGGACTTCGGCAGGCACATCCTACTTATTAAGTATGATAGTGAATGACTTCGGAATAAAGATTACCAAAGGGGATCATTAATGAAAGTATCGGTAAAAGAACTTAGAAGAATAATTTCTGAGGAAGTAGAAAAAGTAATGGCAGAGCAAGATATGGCAGAAGGATTAAAAGATAAAATGGTTTCCGCTGCTGGTATTATTTCGGCAATAGAAATTTTAAGAGCAGTCGTAGGACAAGATCCTACAATTCCAGCACAAGATTTAATTGCTATTCTTGAACCTGCCGTTGAAAATATCCCACCGGGAGAGAAAATTAATCTCACGAATACAATTAAGTACAACCTACCAGGAGGCCAAAATGACTAAGTGGATGTTACAACCAGTTCGTCGTTGCTGCAACGGAGCATAACTCGGGCGGGTTGCGCCCGCTTTTAACCAAGAGGATAATAAATGAGTCAGAAACTTTTAAGAGAATTCTATGAACTTTGTCCAGACGGATTTTGCCTTGACCTTCTAACCGAAGCAGAAAAGCGCGAAGTCTCGGATGGTCGTTCTGTTTATTTGATTGGCAAAATGCACGAAGCAGAAAGATTGAATGGAAACGGAAGAAAGTATCCAGTTCAAACTCTTAAAAGAGAAGTTCAAAAATATATGTCCGTCGTAAAAGACAACAGAGCCGTTGGAGAACTTGACCATCCAGACGACTCTGTTGTTAATTTAAAAAATGCGTCCCATATGGTCACAGAAATGTGGTGGGACGGAAATGCTCTTATGGGCAAAATCAAAGTTCTATCAACACCTTCCGGTATGACGCTTCGCGCTCTTATCAACGACGGAGTTAAGATAGGCATTTCATCTCGCGGTTTGGGTTCTGTTCGCGAATCTGCTGGCGCTACAATTGTTGAAGACGACTTTCAATTGATTTGCTTTGATATTGTTTCAGAACCATCAACACCACAAGCATTTATGGATAAAGTTGTCCGTGAATCAAAAGGACAAGACAAAGTATCAAAAGTTAAATCTTTGATAGAATCAATTTTGAAAAAGTGATAAAATGAATATTAACGAAATTAAAAAACTATTAAAACCACTTATCAAAGAAACAGTAAAAGAAGTTCTCTTTGAAAGCGGTGTCTTATCTGGAATTGTTGCCGAAGTTGCAAAAGGTATGCAAGGACAAGTAATCCAAGAATCAAAGCAAACTTTTAAACAACCACAAGTTATGAACTCGGGTCCAACGCCAGACGAAGTTAAAAGAAGAAAAAAGGAATTACTGGATGCGATTGGTAAAGATGCTTTCAAAGGCGTTGATATTTTTGAAGGCGTTGAAAAAACAAGAATTCCAGAACAAGCACAATCAACACAAGGGTCTCCACTTGCTGGTTTGGCTCCTGATGATGCTGGTGTGGATATTTCCGGTATTGTTGCTCTCGGTGGAAAAAATTGGAACGCACTAGTTAAAGGTAAAAAGGGATAAATAAATGTCTGAATCTTTCATTTACAGCGCAGGATTAAATAACGTAGGATCGTTCCAGGTTTCTGGTATTCCTTTCGTTAGTGGCGGGATTGATGCAACAACTGCAACAAAGATTACTTTTCCCTATGTGACAAGATGGGTGCAAGTTGCAAATATTGGAGACAATTTGATGAAGGTTGGGTTTTCTCAACAAGGTGTTGAAGGAACTAGATACTTTAGTGTTCCAAACTTAGCAGTCGGCGGTATTGGAACTGCTTTAGTCCCTTACTCAAGCATTTTTGAGGTAAAAGTAACAGAAATCTGGATTTCTGGTTCTGCTAACGTTGATATCATTGCTGGTCTTACCAACATCCCAACAGCTAGAATCAACAATGTAGCAAACTCCCCATCCGGTTCCAACTGGTCCGGTTCAGCAAACGTATAACAAACAAGAAGGTTTTATGAGTAGAAGAAAAGCAGTGAATGTCTCGGTCGTCCCAAAGCAGGGCGAATTTATCGAGAAAACAATTAGAAAGTTTTTAAGAAAAACAAAGAAAGAAGGTTTCCTACAAACATTAAGAAAATATGAGTATTATGAGAAACCATCGGTTCAAGAAAACCGACGCCAAAGAAAGCGTAAAAAGGTCCTTGATAAACTAAAAGCAAAGAAGCAAAAGACAGAATCTCAAAGTAGGTAGTATTTTCTATTAACAAGATACTATTTATTTTGAGATTTTACATTTGACGGAGACTATTAATGCCATCTCTATTAGAACAAGCAATACTTGACGCAAAACAATTAAGAGAAGCAGCACTTAAAACTGCTGAAAATCAAATCATAGAACAATACGCTGAACAAGTTCGTACTGCTATGAACTCTTTGTTGGAACAAACCGAGGGAGACGATCCGATTACAACTCCAGAACCAGCAGAAACCGAAGAGGAAATTGTTGGTAAAGAAGATAAAGTAAAAATTCCTGAGTCTGCCTTGGGTGAAAAGATTATGAAAGCAATAGAAGAAACCGGCGAGAAAGACGAAGACGGCGAAGATATTGTTGAACTTGATCTTAATGCTTTAAAAGAAATGGCAGAAGTAGATGAAGTATTAACTGATGAAGAAGATGTAGAAGACGACACTAAATCTCATGAAGAAGTCGCTGAAGATGTTCTTGATGAAGAAGTTGAAATCAAAGAAGGCGTCATAAATGAAATGGATACTGATTGGATATATGATTACGAATGCAACGAACTTCCAGATTTGATTAAAAAAATAAAAACTGATCCAATTTATGACGAAGAAGAAAGAGAATTTTACATTTATTCAGCACAAACTAGATATGATTCTTGCTCTGACTCTGATGATTCAGAAGAAGTCCTCCAAGAAGAACTAGTTGTCGATATTACAGACGGCGACTTTACAGGTTGGGCAGGACGCCCAGAACACGACCGTCAAAGACAACAAAAAATAAATCTTGCTCGTTTGGCAGACACAAAGCAAAAAGAAGAATTTGCCAAACTACAACAAGGAATGAAAGATCTTGCTGGTATCAGCGAATCTTTGAAGAAAGAGAACGCAAAACTCTCTGAAAAAAATCAAACACTTTTGGAAACAATAGAAGCACTCAAAGAAAGGTTGGAAGATACCGCACTTTTGAATGCAAAACTATTGTATCAAAACAAAGTCCTTACAAACGAATCACTTAATACTCGCCAAAAGAATTCTATTGTCGAGTCGATTCAAAAGGCAAATACAACAAGCGATGCGAAGGTTATTTACGAAACCCTTCAAAGTGCAGCGTCTGCTGGTTCAGTTGGATCAAGCAGAAAAGAATCGCTTCACGAAGCAATCAACAGACCTTCCCACACTGTAACAAGAAGAACAACCAATAATGATTCTTTATTGAATGAGATGACAGACAGGTTCCAACTTCTTGCTGGAATAAAAAGACATTAATCAATAAATTAAAAGGAGATAACTTATGTCTAAAGTATTAGAAAAATTGACAGAAGGCATCGTTAATCGTAGTCTCCGTGAAGAAGGTGCTGCTCTTCTCACCAAGTGGGAAAGAACAGGTCTTCTTGAAGGACTCGATAGCGATCATGCCCGTGCAGGTATGGCACGCCTATTAGAAAACCAAGCTGCACAACTTTTGAAGGAATCAAGCTCGATGGCCGGTGGCGATGTCCAAGGTTTCTCTTCGGTCGCATTCCCACTCGTTCGCCGTGTTTTCGCTGGTCTTTTGGCCAACGATCTTGTCAGCGTTCAACCAATGAGCCTCCCATCGGGTCTCATCTTCTTCCTTGACTTTACCACTTCAACAAGCGGTCCAGGTGTTCCTCGCCTTGGTTATGGCTCAGGTGCTGCTAGAGATTCTCTCTATGGTGGCGGTGTCATTGCAAGCCAAATCACTGGTGGTGTCACTATTAGTGAGTCTGGCCCATATTACTTGAACAATGGCTATGCATCTGCAACTGGTTCTGCTGTTGTTACATTGACAGCAGTTGCTTCAGGAACCTTTGGTGGAACTGGTAGCACAGCAACATTGGGTGGCTTAACACAAAATCAATTTGACAAGATTTGTAGATTCGATCCAGATTTAGTTTCTGGTACTACTTCAGTCTATATTGCTAGAGCAGCAGTCTCTTCGTTCTCAGACTTGAATGTCAACAACTTGGTAGCAATTGCTACAACTAGTTCGCTAACTGGTTCGCAAACATTGGTAAGAAGATTGACAGCATATTCTGCTTCAATTGACAGTTACCCAGGTGGCCCATCGTCACCAAACATCTACTTGGTATTTGCATCGGTAGATGGTTCGTATACCCCAACAGCACTTGCTGGTGGTAAGGCAACAGTTGGTCTTGCTTGGCCAAGAAAAGATGCTTTTACAGCAACTGGTGCTCCTTTGGGTGCAGTCGTTGGTACAACTACTTGGGGTCTAGAAGGCGAAACCCGCATTCCAGAAATCGACATCAAAGTCGATTCAGTTGCTGTCACAGCCGTCACCAAGAAGCTCAAGGCCAAGTGGACCCCAGAGTTGGGACAAGATCTCAATGCTTACCACAATCTTGATGCCGAAGTTGAATTGACCTCAATCCTCTCGGAACAAATCGCTCTCGAAATCGACCGCGAAATCCTTGAGGACTTGATCAAGGGTGCCACAGCCGGTACATTCTACTGGTCACGTTCCCCAGGTCTATTCGTAAACCGTGTTACTGGTGCTGAAATTGGCGCAAGCTCTGCTGCTCCAGAATTCACTGGTAACGTATCAATGTGGTACGAAACCCTCATCGAAACAATCAATGACGTTTCGGCTCAAATCCATCGCAA